GATGCTTCTTTGCCCCTGGGGCGAGCCACGCTGGACAACGTGGCCGCCCCGGGGACGGCCTCGGTTCGTCGACATTCTTCCGGCGCTTGCCAGGGTTCCCTCTCAGCTCGACCAGCGCCAGCGGCACCCGTTTCCGTCCCTTCATCGCCACAACCCCTCAGTCTTCAGCCGGATCGCGAGCCAGACGCGAGCGGCCGCGGATTTGGAAACCAACTGTGAGCGCTACACTTTCGGCACGCCGCCAGCGGGCCGTCGAGTCGTTTCGCAACGCGGCGGACTGCATCGGTCCTGTAAGCCCTGGGATGGCGCTATTTGCGATCACGCGTGGGCAGTTTTCGATGATCGACGTAATCTTGCACCTACTCGATTGCGTTGGGCCGAGTCGGATCAGCGTCTGGACGTGGGCGATCGCGACCTACGAGGTCGATTGCGTTGAGCGCCTGCGAATGGATGAGAGGGTGACAGAGGGGCTGCTCGTGATCGAGGGTGGGGTGCGATCGAAGCATGGGGACTGCCGAGAGAGCATTCGGCGCTGGAAAGCGACGTTCGGGCCGGAGTCGGTGCGGTACGTGGTGAATCACGCCAAGATTGCGACCGTAGAGGGTGGAGGCCTCCGGCTGCTGGCGCGTGGGTCGGCAAACCTCAATTACAACCCGAGGTTCGAGCAGCTTGACATCACCGAAGGGTGCCTTGGGTTTGACCTTGTCAGACGCATTGAGGCCGAGCTGCCGGTGCTGGCGGACGATGCATCGACGCCGGAGACCTGGTCGGCGACCAAGATCGGCAATGCATGGTCGCCTGACAAGCTGAAGCCGTTCGTGGGCGTGAGGACCTGGACAAAGTGACGAAGGACGAGGTGATGCAGATTCTCCGGGAGGCGAAGGCGGCCCCACGAGGTGCTCGTTCGGTACGCGGATGCGTTTCTGCTGTATCTCGAGGCGGAGGAGAACATCCGGCGGAACGGTGCGATCACCGCGCACCCGCGGACCGGGGCGCCGTTGGAGAATCCGTACCTTCAGGTGCGGAACCAGGCGAGCAAGATCCTGGCGAGTATCCGGCTGAAGACTGAGGGGTTGTGGCGATGAAGGGACGGAAACGGGTGCCGCTGGCGCTGGTCGAGCTGAGAGGGAACCCTGGCAAGCGCCGGAAGAATGTCGACGAACCGAGGCCGGCCCCGGGGCGGCCACGTTGTCCAGCGTGGCTCACCCCAGGGGCAAAGAAGCATTTCCGGGAGATTTGCCGAGCGCTTGAGCAGATGGGGATCCTCGCGTCCTCCGATAGAGGACGCATCGCCGAGGCCGCAGCTGGTCTTGCGAAAGCGGAGGAGTGCCAGCGGCGGATCGCAGAGGAGGGCTACTGGCGGAGGATCGTGGATCCAGAGACCGGCGTTGTGACAGTTGACCGCTGGCCGTGGACCTATGAGGAGCCCAAGGCGTGGGAGCAGTTTGCCAGGGCCGCGGCCTGTCTTGGGTTGGATCCGACGAGCAGGGCGCGGCTTACCACGCCGGCTAAGCCTGCGCAGACCTCGTGGGGAGCGCTGGCTAAGGGCTGATGGCCGGGCCTGCATACCCTCACGTCGCCGCAGCGATGCGGTACGCCGAGGGTGTGCTCGATGGGAGCATCCTCGCCTGCCGGTACGTCAAGCAGGCGGCGGAGCGGTTCCTGTCGGATCTTGGACGCGATGACTGGCGGTATCGGTTTGATAAGGCAAGGGCCGAGCGGTACTGTCAGGCGATCGAGCTGCTCCCGCACGTCAAGGGCGAGTGGGCTCGGCACCGTGAGCTGCTGCGCTTGGAGCCGTGGCAGTGCTTCGCCGTGGTCAACGTGTTCGGGTGGATCGACGCCAGGGGCATGCGGCGCTTCCGCACGGCCTACATGGAGGTCGCCCGCAAGAACGGCAAGTCGGCCCTGCTGGCCGCTGTGATGCTGCTCATGTTCACGATGGACGGCGAGCCGGGCGCCGAGTGCTACAGCGCGGCAACCACCCGCGACCAGGCCCGCATCGTGTGGGCAACCGCCCGGCAGATGGCGCTCAAGTCACCGGACTTCGTCTCCACCTTCGGTGTTGACGTCGGCGCGCACAACCTCGCCATCATCGACAGCGGCTCCAAGTGCGAGGCGCTCTCGGCGGACGCGAACACGATGGACGGCCTCAACGTCCACTTCGCGGCGGTCGACGAGCTGCACGCCCACAAGACGCGCGAGGTCTGGGACGTGCTCGAGACGGCGACAGGCTCACGCGCACAGCCGCTCATTTGGACGATCACCACCGCCGGCACCGACCGCAGCGGGATCTGCTACGAGGTCCGCGGGTACGTGGTCCGGGTGCTCGAGCGCGTGATCGAGGACGAGACGGTATGGGGGGTGATCTACACCCTGGACGATGATGACGACTGGCGGGATCGGAGCGTCTGGGTCAAGGCAAACCCGAACCTCGGCGTGAGCGTGTACGAGGACGACCTCGAGCGCCTCGCCCGGAAGGCGGAGGCGACGCCGTCCGCAGTGCCGACATTTCTGACCAAGCGCATGAACGTCTGGGTCAACGCAGATCATGCCTGGATGGACATGCGGGCGCTGGAGAAGTGCGCGGACCCATCGCTCCGGCTCGAGGACTTTGCGGGTCAGCCGTGCATCGTCGCATTCGACCTCGCCAGCAAGCGCGACATCGCGGCGAGGGCGCAGTTGTTCGAGCGCGACGGGCACGTGTACGCATTCTTGCGGTACTACCTGCCGGAGGCGGCCGTGGAGGCGAGCACGAACAGCCAGTACCAGGGCTGGGCGCGGGCCGGCCGGCTGATTGTGACGGAGGGGGACGTCACAGACTTCGCGGTGGTCGAGGACGACCTCCGCGAGCTGGCGACCGACTTCCAGATCGTCGAGGTCGCGTTTGACCCGTTCCAGGCGACGCAGTTCTCGACCCGGATGCTCGGTGAGGGGTTTCCGATGATTGAGGTCGGAGCGACGGTGCGCAATTTCTCTGAGCCGATGAAGCATCTCGAGAGCCTCATCCTGTCCGGGCGGTTTCATTTCGACGGCGATCCCGTGCTGGTCTGGATGATTTCGAACGTCGTTTGCCACGTGGATGCCAAGGACAATATCTACCCGCGCAAAGAGGCTGAGCAGAACAAGATCGACGGCGTGGTGGCCGTGATCATGGGCCTCAATCGAATGCTCGCGAACGGCGGGATCGCTCCGATGAGCGTCTATGAGACGCAAGGGCTCTGAGATGGATTACGACCTGCGGACGGCCTGGGATGTGATGCTGCAGGCCCTGGGGGACTGGGCGGCGAAGCGCGCCCGGCTGACGACGTCAAGCCTGACGAACCCCGAGAAGTGGCTGAGCACTGGTGGCGGCGCGAGTGTCACGAAGTCCGGAGTTAGCGTCTCCGAGGAAACGGCTCTGCGGGTAACGACCGTTTATGCGTGCGTCCGTCTGATCGCTGGATCAGTCGCGAGCTTGCCGCTTCACGTGTACCGGCGGCTGGATCGCGGCAAGGAGATCGCGAGGGAGCACTGGCTGTACGGCCTGCTCCATGATGAGCCGAACGAGGAGATGACCGCGTACCAGTGGCGCGAGTCGATGATGGTTGCGGCGCTGCTGTGGGGCAACAGTTACACGTACATCGAATTTGACGGAGCTGGGCGGGTGAGAGCGCTGTGGCCGCTGACCCCGGACCGTGTGAGTGCGCGCAGGAACGAGCGGACGCGGGAGGTTGAGTACGTGGTGACATCATCCTCCGGCGCGTCGCAGGTCGTGCCCAGCTGGAACATGCTGCATGTGCCTGGCCTTGGGTTCGACGGCCTCGTTGGGCGGTCGGTGATTGGCTTCCATCGCGAGGTCTTGGGCCTCGCGATGGCTGCGGAAGAATATGGCACACGGCTCTTTGGGCAGGGGCTGCTGCAGCGGGTGGCACTCAAGCATCCTGGCAAGCTCACTCCGGATGCAAAGGAGCGAATCGAGCGGTCGTTCGAAGAGAAATCCGGTCTCGCGAGCTCGCATCGTCCGCTGATCCTCCAGGAGGGGATGGACCTCTCGACGTTCTCGATCAGCCCAGAAGACGCACAGTTCCTCGAGACGAGGCGGTTTCAGGTGGCGGAGATCTGCCGGATTTTCGGCGTGCCGCCGCACATGGTGGGAGACGTTGAGCGGTCGACCTCGTGGGGGGCCGGCATCGAGGCGCAGGGGATCGGCTTCGTGGTCTACGTGCTACGCCCCTGGCTCATCCGCATCGAGCAGGCCATGAACCGCATGCTGTTCTCGGCCATCGACCAGCGGCGCGGCCTGTTCGTCGAGCACGCCGTGGACGGCCTGCTCCGGGGCGACTACCAGACCCGCACCGAGGGCTACAGCAAGGCGATCTCCGCCGGCTGGATGACCCGGAACGAGGTCCGGGCCCTTGAGAATCTGAACCCGCTCGACGGCTTGGATGAGCCGTTGCGGCCTGCGAATCTCCTGAGCGGCGAGGCGCAGCCGGAAGACGGGCCGGTTCCAGGTGGCGATGGAGACATGGAGCGCTACCGGCCGCTCCTCGAGCAGACATGGCGGAGGATCTACCGCCGTGGGAAGCAGGACTGGCCGGTGGCCGTCAAGCGGGGCGCCGAGGCCGAATGGCGTGCCGAGCTCAGGAAGTATATGGCGGAGCAGATGGAGCCGATTCACGGGCTGCTCGCGCCTCCGGCCAGCCCTGTGGAGCTGCCGGAGGATCTGGATCCCTCGAGCTGGGACATCGAGGCGCTCGCTCGACAAGCGGCGGATGTGTATTTGGGGGTGGCGAATGGCAGGTAAGGGGCCGATGACAGAGCAGAGGATGCTGTCGCAGGCCGAGCTGCGTGCCGATGAGGGTCGGATGCTGGTCGGGTACGCCGCTCGGTTTGATGTGGTCGCCGACATTGGCCCGCCCGGGACTCCATTCTTCCGCGAGGTCATTCGGAGGGGCGCATTTTCCCGTGCGCTCGCCGAGAAGCAGGATGTGCGGGCGCTGTTTAACCACGGCGAGGAGCCGTTGCCGCTTGGGCGGACGAGTGCTGGGACGTTGCGACTATCAGAGGACAACGTTGGACTGCGGTTTGAGCTGGACGTGCCGGACACGACTTTCGCGCGAGACTTGCTTGTCTCGATTCAGCGCGGCGATGTGTCAGACATGAGCTTCGCTTTTCGGCCCGTGCGTGAGGTCTGGGACGATAGTTCAAACCCGCCTCTCCGCGAGTTGCTCGACGTGGACCTCTTCGACATTTCGCCGGTCGTTTTCCCGGCGTACCAGGGGACATCCGTCGGCGTGCGGTCAGCCGCCGACGTGTTGGCTGAACATGCCGCCGAAGTGCAGGTGCCGTCGGCGGATGCACAAACTGCGGAGCGCGATGAGCAGGTGCTCGACGTGCTCCGGCGTCAATTGCAACTGGCACTGTTAGACCGCTAAGGAGGGTCGCATGAACAAGTTGGCCGAATTGCTGCAGCGCCGCGCTGCGCTGCACGAGCAGGCGTCTGCCTTGCTCGCCGCCGCCGCCGCAGAAGGGCGTGGTTTGACTGTGGACGAGAAGGCAGCGCACGACAAGATGGTGCAGGACATCCAGGACATGACCGAGCTCAAGCTCCGGATGGAGGCGAGCGAGGCGATGGAGGCTGAGCTTCGGCGAGAGCGGGACTTTGTGCGGCAGGAGCCGAAGCCGCCGCAGGTGAAGACCGATGTGGCCGAAGTGCGCCGGCAGGCTTACGTGGCATATCTGCGCGGTGGCGTGCAGGGCGTCCGGGACTGGGCGGTCGAGCACCGTGGTGTGGAAGTGACCGATCTGGTCAAGGGCGGATACCTGAGCCCGCCGCCGGAATTCGCAACGGCGCTGCTCAAGAACGTCGATGACCTGCTCTGGATGCGGCGGCTGTGCACGGTGATCAACATCGGGCAGGCGCAGTCGTATGGGGCGGTGTCGCTCGATACCGATATGGCCGACGCGGACTGGACGCCGGAAATCGGCGCCGTGTCCGAGGATACGGCTCTCCGGTTCGGGCGGCGCGAGCTCACTCCGCACCAGCTCACGAAGCTCCAGAAGGTGAGCTTGAAAGCGGTGCAGAATCCGGCCTTCGATATCGAGGCTTTTATCCGGGAGCGGCTGGCCTACAAGTTCGCGCTGACGATGGAGAGGTGCTTCCTGACCGGCACCGGGCAGCAGCAGCCCCTTGGGCTGTTTACCGCCGATCCGCAGGGCATTCCGACGTCGCGGGACATGTCGACGGGGAACAGCACGACGGCCATGACCTACGTGGGCCTCGTGAATGCCAAGTACACGCTGAAGCAGCAATACCGCTCCAACGCGGTCTGGCTGTTCCACCGCGACGGCGTCGCGCAGCTGATGAAGATGCTCGACGGCGACTCGCGTCCGCTGTGGCAGCCGTCAGTGGTAGCCGGGCAGCCCGATCGGTTCTTGAATCTCCCGGTATACGAGTCGGAATGGGTGCCCAACACCTTTACGACCGGGCTCTACGTCGGGATGGTCTTCGACCCGCGGTTCTATTGGATCGCCGACAGCTCCGCGCTCCAGGTGCAGCGGTTGGATGAGTTGTACGCGGTCAACTCGCAGGTCGGTTTCATCGGCCGCATGTGGTCCGATGGGATGCCGGTGCTTCCGGAGGCCTTTGTCCGCGTGAAGCTTGCGTAGGAGGGAGCAATGCGACGGGCTCTGTTCATGACTGTGGCCGCCTCCCTGGTGGCGCTGCCGTGTGCTGCGCAGTACCAGGGAGGGACGATTTACCGGACCTCGTCGAATATGGTCTTCCAACAGGGGACGGCGCTGACGATGGCGGACGGGGTGACGTTCACGCTCGGGGCCAATCGGATTCTCGGGGCCAATTCGGAGAGCATCCTTCTCGGCGTCCCGGATAACGTCTTTACCTTTGCTGTCGACGGTACGAACACGGTGGTCATTACCGGTGCTGATGCGACGGGGCCGGCGGATACGGTGTACGACACGGCTGGTGCAGGGTCGATCACCATTGGATCGGCTGACGTCGGGGGCATCACGTTGACGGCGGCGGGAAGTATTCGCACGAACGCAGTCGGGGCTGTGGCTGGGACCGGGAACAGTGCTGTGGAGCGGTGTATCGGTTACATTTGCCAGACCACGCTGACGCTCAGCGGAGTCGTGGTCACGATTACCGATCCAGGCTCGGCTGCAGGGTACGGCTCGGTCAAGCTTTACGATTTCCCGGAGGGCTACATTTACTCCCTTGGCGTCGTCGCGGATCTGAAAATCACGGCTGGCACAGGCGGCATCGCAGACAACTTTGACGGCGACGTTGCGCTCGGTTCGGCGGCTGACGCCGGTGGAGGCCTGGGGGGTGCGGAGGTCAACTGGGTGCCGTCTACTGCGACGCCGCAAGCGACCGCCGGCGTGACGACGGCCGATTGTGTCAGTACCACCACTGAGGTTGGGATCAAGGACGGGCATGCGACGGCCTCGAGCTTGTACCTGACCTTCAACGTCGACAATGATGACATCTCGTCCAGCGATACTCTCAGCGTCACGGGCACTATCGTCGTGACCTGGATTCGGCTTGGCGACAACTGATGGAGGGTGACATGCGGACTAGCATTTTTTATGACGAGAAGGCGGTCCTGCTCAAGGAGCCGACCGACCTGGCCAGCACCGATACTCAGTCGGGCTACATCGATTTGGCCAACTGGGATGAGTGTGTGATCGAGGTGATTGTCTCCACGCTCTCGGGCGTGGATGGCAGCAATTACTTGACCCCGATCCTGCAGTGTGCCAACTCGTCTCCGACGGCTGCCGGGAGTTATAGCGCCGTGCCAGCGGCTGATATGGATTACGAAATCGTCACTGCTGCAGGTGCGAGCACGGTAGCGCTTGACACCGTGTGGCCGCGGATCGACTCGACGTCGGAGGATAGTGTCATTTACCGGGCGGCCTACAAGGGCGCAGCGCGCTACCTCAACGTCAAGCTCGATTACACCGGCTCTGGGATCACTGCTGGAGTGGTCGGTGTCGTTGCGCGGCTGTCTAGTGCGCACAAGCAGCCTGGCAACGCCAACACCGTCACGACTGGCACGGTGAGTTGACGCTAGGGCCATGGGGCGGGGTGGTCACCCACCCCGCCCAGTGGAGGTGCACATGAGGTGGATCATTGCCATCGTGGCGACGTTGATCCTTGCGGGTCCGGCATTTGCGACTGACTACGACATCGCGCCGTATGCCGGCGTGCCTACGCAGTACACATTGCAATCCGGCGGTACGTCTGTCGCGAATGGCCACACGCTGAACTTTTCCGGGGCGGCCGCGACTGTTGGATGCGTCGTGGCATGGGGTAGTACCACTACGACTGGGGCGATCACGTTTGAGACTGCCGGCTCCGCCTCGTACACCGGCGCATGGGCGCCTCTTGGCACCGTCACGTGGGGCGCGGCGTCCTCGCAGGTGAGCTTTGCGCTCAGCCAGTATGGCCTCCGCGCCTTCCGGGCTCGCATCTCGACTGCGAGCGATGGCAACGGCGTGACTGTGACCTGTACCGGTCAAGCGAGGTGACATCATGAGAGTGCGCATCGTCAAGCTTGCGGCCGGACCGCGTGGTATCTATCACCCAGGGACAGTGCTGGAGGGGCCTCGCGAGGTGTTCGCCGGGCTCGTGTACGAGGTGCTCGACGATGAGCCAGAGCCGCAGATCGAGACAGCAACGGCTGTGCCAGAGGCGGAGGTGCGCGGTCGTGTCAGGAGATCCCGCAAGTGATCATCGAGCGGCTTACTCAACCGGCACTCGAGCCGTTTCCGGCCAGCACGATTGAGCGCTGGTGCGGGGCCGGGATCAAGAGCACCACTGCCTCTGTCGCAGACGATGATGCGGCGATCCTGGCTGATCTGCAGCACGAGGTGAGGGAGTACATCGAGGATATCCTCGGCCGGACTCTCATGCGCTGCACTTGGCGCTCGATCTACGACTACGAGGACCTGTTCTACGCGGACGGTAGCCAGCGCCAAGACCTCTGGCTGGAGATGCCGCCTCTTGTGAGCATCGAGTCAGTGACATGGATGACTGCTACTGGCGCGGTTGAGACAATCGATTCGAGCGCGTACTGGGTCATCACCGGTGAGCATGGCCGATTTGCGCTGCGAGCCGGGCAGAGCTGGCCGTCGTCCACACCTCGGCAGCAGGCATGTCTCACGATCGAGAGCACTCACGGTTATGTGGCACCAAGGAGCGGCACTGCGACCAGCACGAACACGGAAACGGTCATTTCCGGTCTGACCATGTCTGGCGCCTCCGGGAAGCGGTTGGCCGTGCACATGAGGGCAGTGTCAAAGGGCGTGACATTTACGATCTACGGCAGCGCCGCGTCGACGTTCAGCCCTGAGATCCTCGTCGCGACAGTGCCTGTGGCTGCCGGCGCGCACGATGAGTACGTTACTCCAAACGCGCAGTACGACTACTGGCGGATCAAGTGTGTGAGCACGCAGACAGATCAGCCGGGGACCGCGACCGTGGAGGTGCGCGTCGGCGATCTGCCGTCGTATGTGGCGACCGCGATCAAGGAGCTCTGCAGGTACTTCTACCGCAACCGCGGGGACGGGTACATTACCAATCTCAAGACTGGCGGCAACGTGGCACTCCCCAATCACCTGCAGCGTGTCATCGACATACTGCGCCTGCATGCTGTACCGCTGATGGGCTGATGGCTGACTGGCGCATCTCACTCGATGTTGACTCGGCGCGGAGATTGTTCTCGGAGGTCGCCGGAGCGTCTACAAGCGCTGCCGAGCGGATTGCCGCTAAGGTTGCGCTCGCGATGCATCAGGAGGCTGTGGACGCATTTAGCCGCCAGGCGGAGCCGCGGACCGGCAGGCCTTGGGCTCCGGCTGCACAGGCGACGCAGGATGATCCACGCTTCGTCGCTCTCGGCCGCCGGCAGGGCCTTATCGAGGCAGCAATCAGGACTGGGTGGGCTAAGGTGCCGATGGGGGCGCGCGCATTTCTCAACGTCGATTCGTCCGCCCAGTACCCGGAGCGTCGTGGGTATGGGCGTGCGCGCTCAGTGTGGCTCGTGGCCAGCGTGTTTCTGTGGGGCCGCAAAGCCGGCGGATCGAGCAGGTCTAGCAGGGCGAGGGCGCGGCGGAGGCAGGCGAATGCCAACAAGTACGCCAACTGGGCGGCAATGCCGGGACGGAGGTTCTTCGGCCTCGCCGGCGCGACCGTGAGGGAGATCGTCAGTGAGTACGAGGAGACCGTCGTTAGGGCTGCCAAATGAGCCTCTACTCCACGATCCGTGATGCGATCGTTGCCAGGCTGCAGTCGGCCGTGCCGGCGGCGCAGGTACTCGTCGAGGGCTCGCTCGAGGACCAGGGCAGCGTCGCGGACCACGTTGTGTTTGATCTTTGGGGGCCAGATATCGTTTGGGATCCCTCCGACGTGCTCAGCGAGGTCATGCAGCATCGGCGGTGGGAGTGGCATCTTGCCGTGTTGATTCCGGGTGCTGGCACTGCGACCGACGCTCTGGCGCACACCATCTGTGAGTCACTGGCGACGTACCTGCAGGGGTATGCTCCAGCCACGAACGCCCAGAAGATCGAGCTGCAGCAGTGGGTCGCTCTTGGTGTTGGTCCGATCGGCACGCTCTACCAACTTGATTTCACACACACTGTCTTCGCTGGATGAGCCGATGAAACGCAAGATCGTCGACGGGTTCACTGGGCTCTTCGTCGCGACGCCGTGTTATGGCAAGACTGTGACTGAGGCGTACCTCTTGAGCGCCATCGCGACCGTGGCGGAGCTGGACAAGCATGGGATCCCGTTCACGTGGGCGACTGTTGGGAATGAGAGCCTCGTGACGCGTGCCAGGAATTACCTCGTGGCGCAGTTCATGGCTGGCAAGTGCTCGCACATGCTGTTCTTGGATGCGGACATCGGCTGGGATGCGCAGGCGGTAATGCGACTCCTGACCCTCGATCACGACTTCGTGGTCGGCGCGTACCGCAAGAAGATGGACAAACGCGAGTACACCGTCAACTGGACGCCAGATGCGGCGACGAAGCTCAATCAGTGCCAGGAGTGCGGTTGCGTTGAGATTCTGGATGGCCCTGCAGGCTTCATGTTTCTCTCTCGCAGCGTCTTCGAGAGGATGTTCGCGGCGTTCCAGCACCTCAAGTACGAGCTCAAGATCCACAATCCGATGTCGCCGACCTACGATGAGACGACGTTTGCGCTGTTCGACTGCCAACTGCACGATGGCGGGTACTGGGGCGAGGACTACGTGTTCTGCCAGCGCTGGCGGTCGCTCGGAGGTCAGGTGTGGCTGGATCCATCCGCGCGGCTCGACCACTGGGGCATGACGTGCTTCGAGGGGGACGTCACGGAGATGTTGGCCTCGCCGGAGTCTGACATTGAGGGATGGTTGACGGGCGCGCAGGCGAACGTGCTGCGTGGGATCGTGGCTGAGCTGCCGGGCGCTCCAGTGATCGTTGAGCTCGGCTCGTGGAAGGGGCGTTCGACGGTGGTCCTGGGCCTCGCTGCGCAGGCTCGAGGGGGCCGCGTTTACGCCGTCGACAACTGGCAGGGATCCGTCGGCGAGCGCCACTCCGCTCACCGGGAGGCGCAGACCGGTGCGGTGTACGACCAATTCCTCCGCAACATCAACAGCAGGGGCGTTGGAGACGTGGTCACTCCGTGCACTGGTGATGTCGTCGAGGTCGCATTCTCGTTCGCGGAGATCGCCGCCGGTGCGGAGGTCGATCTGCTATTTCTCGATGCGGATCATGGCACAGACGCGACCATGGCGGCCTTCCGGGCCTGGGAGCCGCATCTCAAGCCTGGAGGGACCGTAGTGTTTCACGATGCGGACTGGGTGAGCGTGGGCCGAGCGATCCAACAGCTCGGTCTCGACGTGATCCAGCGGGACAAGATGGCAATCTGGACCAAGCCTCAAGGCTGACAAAAGGAGATGACAATGAGCCTCTACCGCGTGACCTATGCGGGTCCACAGGGGCACCGCCCGCGCTCGTTCCGCGGGCTGGGCGAGTTTTACCCTGGGGTGCCCCGCGAAATCGAGTTGGATGACGCAGGCGCCGAAGCTCTCCGCGCGAAGGGCCTGACTGTCAAGGTGATTAAGGCCGACAAGACGGCCAAGGAGGAGTGAGATGGCCTATCGCACTGGGGCGTACAGCCGCGTCGTTGTTGGTACTGAGACCTCATTTGGCTCTGGTCAGACGACTCCAGTCGGATACGAGTTGCCGAAGGCGAGCATCAGCGTCGGCTGGAGCGAGGACGTCGGCGCGACCGACGAGCTTCGCTCGGACCCGAATCCGGCCCCGCCGATTCGCGGCCTGCAGCGGATCGCTGGCCAGATCGTGCAGGTGTGCGACCTCGACAGTCCTGGCGTGATGTTGCGGAGATTCTTCACGACTGTGTCGCAAAGCGGGACCGCTGCGCCGTTTACCAACGTTTTCAAGGTTTCAGCGGTCGCGCCGAGCTCGATTTGGGTCGAGGTGGGCGACACATCCGCCTCCAAGTACGACCGGTACTACGGCTGCAAGGTGGTTGGATTCTCCCTGTCGGTCACCAAACGGGCCGAGACCTTCAAAGTCACATGGGACATCATCGGCGCCGGCAATCCGGCAACGCTCAACCAGGCGACGCCATATGACGCGACGGTCGAGACGTATGCTGGTGCCCGCACCTCGCTCGTCGACGCGCAAGTCAAGATCAACGGCACGTTGTCGACCCTGCTGCTTGGATTCGACGCGACCGTCCGGCGCGCGAGTGAGCCGCAGTATGTGCTCGACGGCAACCGCTACGCCGCAAGCATCACGGACGGGGCGTACTCCGTCTCCGGTCGTCTCACCGCGCTGTGGGATGATGCGGATACCATCCGCTCCTACTGCACCAGCGATGCCGAGAAGTATCTCGAGCTCATCATCCAGAAACCCGGCGATGCGACGCGGTACATGAACTTCAAGTTTGAGGAGGTCAAGCTGTTCTTGTCGAGCCCTCCGTCGATTGGGAGCCCCGGCAACGCTCCGATCACTGTGGATTTCATCGGCTACTACCAGGACGCTGCTGCTGGCAGTGCCATCAGTGTGACGCTCGTGAATGACACCCAAACGTACCCGGCCTGAGGCGCGGGAGAAAGGCAGGGCATGATGGGCCGCATCGAAGTCACGGATCTATTCCTCGCCGAGGCTGCTGAGCCTGTGGAGGTCGAGATTGAGGGCCTGCATCCTGGAAACCGCTTCCTGCTGCTCCCGATCCGCGACGCTGATCGGCGTCGCTGGCAGCAGCAGCACAAGCTCTGCAGGACGTGTGGAGGGCTCGGTTTCGTACCACTTCGCGACAGCGCCGCCAAATGTCCGACATGTGGAGGCACTCGCGGGCCGTCGTTCGACGATCCCGCCATCCGCAAGGCGACCTTGGCTGAGTTTTGCCGCGGTTGGCACGACTGGCTGACGGCGAGCGGGTCTCCGATCCCGTACTCCGCTGAGATGCGCGATCGGATCGCTGAGGATAGCGGCATCTACTGGATGATCCGAGATGCGGCAGAGCGCCTCCTCCGTCGGGTGGAGGAGGCTGAGGAAAAAGGCTAGAGGCTGCGGCTCATGCGCTCTTTGCGCGGCAGCCGCAGCCGGAGGGTCTCGGTGCATGGGAGCGGGTGGTCATTGGCGCGTGGACTCGCGTTTCGACCCAGCTGCGTGTCGGTTTCGGTGGCGTCGTTGGCCTGGACTACGCCGGCTGTCGCGCGCTCCTCGAGGTGTATGGGCTCTGGTGTCCGGACATCATCCGTGGCCTGCAGGTCATGGAGCGCGTGCTCCTCGAGCACTCCAGCAGCAGGCAGCGGTCCGATCACTTCCAACTTGCAGCCGATGAGCGGATAGAGGCAGATGGCTAAGATCCTCCTCGAGGTCGAGATCGCCGCAGATGGCGCCGTCAAGGGCCTGCAGAGCCTCGACAGCCAGCTCCGCGCTGTCGGTACCACTAACACTCAGGCCGCGACGGAGGTGTCGAGGCACGAGAAGGAACTGAAGCGTCTCCTGGATCGGCTCGAGCCAGGGCGCGTGGCTGCGGAGCGCTACCAGCGGCAGCAAGACATCCTCAACAGGGCCTACCAGTCTGGTGCGATCGATGCGGCACGGTACGAGGCCGCGATGAAGACCCTAGCTGAGCAACATGACCGCTCTCACAGGTCCAGCGGTCTCTTGACTCAGTCCACGCGGGAATTGTTCTCGGCGTTCGCGTCGTTCGCGAGCGTCGGCGCGATCACCAACTTCCTGGTCGAGGGTGCACGAGGCGCTCTCGAGGAAGAGCGAGCCCTGCGGCAACTCTCGAACGTGGTCAAGCAGTTTGGCCAGGACGGCGAGGATGCGGCACGGCGGGCGGAGGCGCTTGCCGATGCGCTCGCGATGCGTGGATTCGACGACGAGGCCGTCATCAAAGCGGTCCGTGATCTGACTGTCCAGACGCGAGACTATTCGCAGGCACTGTCGGGGGCGAGTCTGGCAGCGGACCTGTCCGCAAAAACTGGCAAGGACTACGGCGAGAGCCTCGCTCTCATCCAAGATCTGCTCGCCGGCAAGTCGAGATCTGTTGTTACCGCCCACAAGGAGTTTGGGACCACAGCGACTACCACCCAAGGCGCGCTGGATGAGCTCCAGCGGCGGTTTGGTGGCTACGCGCAGACCCTGAATGACACGAAGTCGAGACTCGATGCCACGAAGGTGCAGCTTCAGAATTTCGGCGAGACCCTCGGCGGGCCGTTGGCGAGGGCGACCGACTACGCGATCAAGCTCCTGAAATCGCTCGCGCAGGTCGTCGCTGGCGTTGGAGTGGCGTTCGTGTCGGCGTACACGGAGGTCAAGGCCTGGATCGACGCGGTTCTCGCGATGTTCCGGAGCTTCGACGTCTCCCGCCCGTTTGAGTCTCTCGGCGCTGGCGCGAAGGAGGCGTCGAGGATCATGGCTGCCGCCGCGGATGAGGTGACGGCCCAGTGGCAGCAGTGGTCTGGCGACATGAAAGCGATCTGGACGGACCAAGTCATCACGGTGAATGAGACAGCGCGGCTGATTTCGGATCCGCTCGAGAAAGCGACCAAGGACGCCGGCAAGAAGGCCGGGGAGCGGTATGCCAATGACTTGGTCGAGTCGACGAATGCGAAGATCAAAGCGACGAGCACCTCGGACGCGGTCGGCGACAGTTTGCAGGAGATGCTCGACCGGGCGGCGAAGAAGATCAAGGACATTGCTCCGGTCAAGGAGATATTCAAGGCCGACGCTCCGGCGAAGCAGCATGTCGATGTCTGGGCAAGCGAGATGGCGAAGGTCTTTGCGGACACATTCGCGGGCGGGGTGCAGGATGCGTTCGTGATGCTGTGGACTGGTGGCGACGCGGCCGAGGCATGGACCCGCCTCGGCGAGGAGATCGGACGCCTCCTCGGCGAGGCGATGGGCGCGACGATCAACCAGGGCCTCTTTGGTGGCAGCGGACCACTCGGCTCAAACGTCACTGGCATCTTTGCCGGCGGCTGGCAGGATTGGTCGAAGGCGCAGCGGCTGCAATTTGCGGGCCAACTCATTGGTGCCGGCCTGCAGTATTACGGCCAGCAGCGGCAGGACGCGACAGCGTCAGCACTCGGCGGGGCACTATCAGGAGCTCTGAGCGGCTGGCAGATGGGCGGGGGGTGGGGGGCTGTGGTGGGAGCGCTCGTCGGCGGATACATGGGCTGGCAGGGCGCGCAGCAGAAAAAGACGGACTATCGCCTCACGTACAATCCTCTCACCGGCAGGACAGATGTCGACGTGACGGGGTACGGGCAGATGGAGGAGGATGAGATGGCGCGCCAGCTGTACGAGCGCCAGCTCTTCTATCGACGCGAATTCCGCGCGCTCGGCCGGGACCTTGGGCTCGGCAACATCAACATTAGCCAGGCGCTCAACCTGTCGCGGGGTGGTCAGGCTGGCAGTTTCGCGGACTGGTGGCAGGCGTATCTGTCGGGCGAGCTGCCGCGGACAATGTGGGGCGCCGTATCGGGGCAGATCAGCAGCGGTTTGGCGGGGATGGGAGTCGGACAGGGGCGGATCAAAGAGCTCATGGATGCGTTCGAGTCGGGGACCTTCGATAGTGCGCTGTCGGACCTTCAGGCGTTCGTAAAGGCGCTCGTCGGGCTGCGGGATGTCTCGGATCTCCTCGGACTGACGCCGGAGGAATTGCGGGCGAAGGTCAATGCGACCATGCGCGAGGGCTTCCTCCAGGGCTTCGAGGAGACGATGGATGACGTTGCAGAGCTCATGGACGGCGTCGACAAGCTCTTCAGCCAGGAGCAGGTCGCCAACGCCCAGCAGCTGATCAGCCTGGCGCAGACGCAGTACGACGCCGGCCTGCGCTACTTCTCGCAGCTCGAGCAGATGCGCATCGGCATCAGTCAGTCGTTCGAAGACATCTTTCTCGGCTTCGAGGAGGAGCGCGCCCGGGAGGGCGGGCTCCTCGGGCAGTGGTACTCGCAGCAGATGACAGGCCTGCTGGATCAGCTGCGCAATGCGTCGAGCGCCGAGCAGGTCCAGCGCCTGATCCAGCAACTGCAGCGGTACGGCACGTCACTGTGGCAGATGGGCGACAGCGTCGAGGGCTTTGCCGGAGGGCGGATGCAGGTAGAGGAGTGGCTCCGCGAGGCGCAGCGGGTCGCCGACGAGAAGCTCCGAGGGTGGGAGGAGGAGGTGGCGGCGAAGAACGCGGAGTTGAAAGCGCAACTCGAGGCGATGATCGCTGCGCTGCAGGGTAATTCGGTGAGCCTGACGATGAGCTCCGACGAAGTGAGGAATTTTGGCGGAGCGGTCGATGGTGCGGTGGATCGGTTGGTCGACTTCACGGCTCGCGTCGTCCAGGCGAGCGACGCGCTCGGGGCGCTTGCAAATTCCGCGCAGGCCGCGGCGGGGTGGAACTGATGGCGCGCTCTCTACCGACCGGGGTGCTAACGGCGGCGCAGTTAGACGGGTACATGGCGCTGCTCGCGGTCGAGATCCAGACTGGGAGCAGCAGTTACCTTCGGCTGGTCGAGGGCGACGTTGTGAGGACGATTGAGGGGCAGACCTACTCGCCTGCTCCGTTTACGGTCTCGGCGATCCGGCTCGAGGGCATGCAGCAGGTAGTCGTTCGGCTCTACAACACGGACGGAGCGATCAGCGGACCGGACGAAGCGGAGCCGTTCGTCGAACACCTCCGCACGTTGCGCGTCCTCGAGGTGCACTTTTCGACGGCTGGTGTCCAGCTCGATCCAGTCGTGCTGTTCAGCGGCCACGTGCTTGGCGTGCGGTACAACCTGCGGTCGGCGGAGGTGAGGGGTGGATACCGTAGCGCGTCGTCCGTCGGGCAGGTGGGGCGGATTTGCGGTCGGCTGTGCAATTACCGGTTCCGGGACGACAACTGCGGCTACTCGGGCTACGACACGACCTGCACTAAGACACTGGCGGCGTGCACGGCGAAGGGCAATCAGGCGCGGTACGGTGGATTTCCGACCATGCCGCAGCGTGGAGCGAAGATCAGCTACACCCTCGTGCAGCGGGTGGCTCCGGTTGGGTACGTTGGCTCACAAGGGTATCCGGTGCAGGCGATTGCGCCTGTGACGAATGTCTCGGTGATTCCGGATACGCAGCCCGTCGGTGGCGTGTCACTGCCGCCAGACACGCAACCAGCGAGCGGGACGAATCTCATACCATGATGGAGGGGCTATGGCACGGGCGTTTGTAGTAATGTGGCTGATGATTGGTATTCTTATGTACTGTGAGTCGGAGTCGAGGCGGGTCAGGCGTCATTTGCAGGTGAGCGACGCAGAGCCGGTGACGAACGTTTCATTGGAACCAGGAGTTGAGCCAGCGACGAATGTGTCGCTGCCTCCGATTCCCTGATGCCATCGCTCATTACCATTCCGGCGCCGGATTACGGGTACGCCCGGAGCGCGGATTGGGGCAACATGGTCGAGGTGGGCGACACCTCGGTCGTGATCAAGGCGCGTGCTGTGCGCACTCGGCCGGTCTACACCTTGCAGATGTCGTGGGGGGCCCGGACGCCGGCAGCATTGGCGTCGTTTCTTGATTCGCTCCACGCGTTGCGCGAGGCGTGCACGCAGGTCTGCATCTGGACGCCGAGCGTGCTCGAGGACAGATGGACGCTGTGTCCAGTCGGTACCGGCAATGGGTCGCAGGTGCAGTTTGTGTTTGGCGCCAGGAATATGCAGGCCGGTACGGTCAGCGTCTACGTCGATGGGAGTCTCACATCGGGGTATACGGTCGCGGCGAAGGGTGGAGACAGCGCGGGGCGCTGGGCGATTACTTTCGGCTCCGCGCCGGAGGCAGGGAAGGCAATCACATGCTCGTACAACGGACAGCGGCTGCTATCTGGCTGGTTTACGTCGGCGCGGTCGTGTAGAGTGCCGGGCTACGGCGTGTCTGGCTTCCAGGCAACCTTCCGCGGCATCGAGGTCGAGAGCACCGCATGACCATTCCTCGACAGCGTTTGACCGGTGGCCCGCCGGTGGCGGATGCGCCGCCGATCACGAGCGAGCCGCCGTCGGTACCTCCGGTGAGGAGACAGCGGACGCCGGCCCCTCACGCGACGGAATTGCGTGAGCGCCGCGAGATCGTGATTAGCGATACCGCGGAAGGCTACTGCATTCCGATTCTGCTAGGCCGATTCCGGCTGACGTGCCGCATTGTGCATTTCGACCTCGTCTCGCAGGCGCGGCTGGATATCGTGGCCCTCGTCGGGCACGGCGAGCTCGAAGGGATCGACTCGGTCGAGTTTGAGGACACGGAGGTTTACGCCTCGTCGGTTCCGTGGTGCCAATGCCAGGTGCGACTCGGCACGACAACGCAAACCCCGGTGACGAACATCGCGCATTCGAGCTGGGCATCGGCGCTGCCTGGGCTGGCGTACGTTGCGCTGAGGATCAGGACTCAGACAGCGCCACTACATGGTGGGTTGCCGCGGATCGTCGTGCGCGGGCGTGGGGTAAAGCTTGCGAATCCAGGCGGTGCGGCGTCCTGGTCCGAAAATCCGGCTCGCATGGTCTACCATCTCCTGACGGATTCGGTGTACGGGGCTGGAATCCCGGCGGCAAACGTGGACGGGACGTTGCCGACTTTGGACGATCCAGCGGGCATCATCGACTACACGAGCCTCGAGTACATCGGGCAGACGGGCGAGGACAGTGAGGCCGGGGGTGGCGATTACGACCGGTCGCAGTCGTTCGTCATGCCCTGTCGCAACGTCGTCATCATGGTCAAGGTGCGATTCGCCCCGAGCGGAGGCACGCCCTCGAGCTACACGTTCCCGTGCGAGCTCCGGGCGACGCAGGACGGGAGCGCCATCACCCCCGCGGCTGTGGAGACAACGGCTGGCGGGGCCGGCACGTACACCGTCCGTGCTTGGTTCGGACAGGACCTCGGCGGTTCGACGGCGCTTGTGCCTGGCAGCACGTACTACCTCGTGCTGCCGAAGACTGGCGACGGGGCGTACTATTACTGGAAGCTGAACACCGCCACCAACGCCTACGCCGGCGGCAAGGCGCAGCTGAAGTCGGGCTCCTGGGTCGATGTGTCGTACGATCACTGGTTCAAGGTCGCATATGCGGAGCGTCCGTACCGTGCATCGCTGATCATCGACCAGCGGCAGCCCGTCGAGAACGTCATCTCGGATTTGCTCCGAGTCTTCCATGGGCGGCTCGCCTGGTATGACGATGCGTGGCACATTCTGGCTGACTGGGCCGGCTCCTCGATCGGGACGATCAGCGACAGGGATAACGCCGACATTCCGATTTGCGCCGGGAGTCTGCGCGTCGAGCGGCGGGATGCCGCGGTGCCGAATACTTGCATTGTGACTTACCGTGATACCGAGGATTGGACGGAGCGGGAAGTGCGGTACGACGCGGCAGGAGTGCTCGATGGGACCGAGCAACCGCGGGAGTTGCGGATCCGTGCTCTGACCGTGCCGTCCGGTGGCCAGGCCTACCGGTTGGCAAAGACGTGGCTCACCAGGGCGCGGCGGACATGGACAGCATCCTGCCGAGTGCCACAGGATGGTATCGAGGCGGCGCTGTGCGACCGGGTGACCCTCGACACGATGCTCTACAGCGCGCCGGTAACGTGTCTGGTCAACGGGATCACGGACGGGCCGGATGGGACGTTTGACCTCGACCTCGTGCCGTACGTGGCGGGCGATTTCGCGACGGATGCGTATCTGCCGGAGTCGCCGGTCGATACTACGATGGTGCGCGACCTCGAGGCGGTCATTTTCGAGGATGAGTTTTTGACCGGCGGCACGGCGGACGGCGAGATTGGCGACCTCAGATGGTCGCTCACGATAGGCTCTGGCGTCATGCCGCCGAGCTACACGACTGCGACGATGCATCCAGGGATCGTCATCCTCAGCGGCGGCAAAAGCGGCGGCGTTGGAGCGACGACGATCGAGCTCGATGGAGAGGCCCAAAAATTCGCCAGAGCCGGCAACTGGTACATCAAATGGATTGCTCGAGCCAATCTTACTCAGACGACAGCGTCAGACCTCGCGATCCTAAGAGCAACGTCAGTGATCAGGCTGCGGTGGTACGGCCCGACCGGCGACCTCGAGCTCTCGACGACAAGCGGCAGCAGCTACTCGACCTTGCAGGCGATTACAGCGAACGATTGGGTGACGTTTGAGGTTTCCTGCGATGGCTCGACCGCGGCTTACGACGTGTGCGTTGGGGAGACCCACTACACGGGGAGCGTCGCCATGAGTGGGAGCACTCCGGACCAGACGATGTACGCGTACGTCTCCGGCAGTGCCACGGCAAATTCGGCCCTGCTGTACATCGACCGGGCTAAGCTCACGATGTTGGTGGATCGATAAGAATGGGGGGGATGATGGAGTCTCGCTCGCCACTGGATGCCCGATTCCCAGATTGCGTCGATCATGGATCGCGCATCAGCGCACTCGAGCGATGGCTCGAGCGCCAGAATGGCACGCTGGCGAAATTCGTCGATGCGCTGCATGACCAAGGTGCGCGGCTTGCAGCAATGGACGAGAAACTCTCGATGCTCATCGCACGGCAAATGGAGGATCGCGAGGCCGTGACTAGACTGCGGGAAATCGTTGAGGAGTCTTCGTTCGAGGCGGCCAAGCCGCCGCAGCAGGAGCTGGACGCTGCTGGTCGAGTGCTGGGGCTGCCGCTGTGGAAGGCGCTTCTGTACGCTCTCCTGCTCGGCTCAGCCCTCGCCGGCGGAGGAAAGGGAACGGGGGCGCTGATCGAGCGTCTGCTCGCTCCTTCGCAGCATGTAGTGCAGACAGATGGGAGGTAGGCTATGGGTAAGATCACTCGAGTTACGGTTGGCGTTGTGGTGCTTCTAGCCGGAGCGCTGCCCGTGGTGGGACAGGCGATCATCAACGGGCGTCAGCTCTACCCGCTCATCGACCAGCAGGTGATCACAGTGACGATCGCGAGTGGATCAGCGCTGTCCGATGTGGCTGCGATCCCTGACGGTTATCGGCTCTGTGGATTGGAGATGCCGTCAGCTTGGACAAGTGCAGCCATCACGTTTGCTGTCGCGACCTCGTACAGTGGGACCTACCAGAAGTTCGTGGACTGGGACGGGACAGAGGTTGGGATCTCGAGTCCAACCACGAGCACCAGGTACGCTCTCGACCCGACCAGATTCTACGGCGTTCGATTTGTCAAGGTGCGGTCCGGCACGGCAAGTTCGCCGGTCAACCAGGCCGCTGATCGTGTTATCACTTTGATTTTGAGGCCGTACTGATGCGTCGCGCTTTGATCGTTGGCGTACTCATCTGCGCTGTAGCAGGCCTGGTGGCGGCGCAGTCGAGTCTCGTGCTCTGGGGCTCGCGTTTGCGATACATCTTCCTCGATCGGTTCAACACGGATGCTGATGCCCCGTTGTCTGCTCCGCGAGCGTGCGAGCCTGGGCCTGGTAGCTGGAAGACGCTCACTGACAGCACGAACAAGATCAGTATCACGAGCCAAGAACTCAACTTTTCCGGTGGCCTTAGTGTGTTAGGTGATCCAGCGATTTGGTCGACAGCGATTACCACGACCGGTGGGACGGCTCTGTTGTTCGATGCTTTGGCAAATAGCAATGCATCATTCTGGATCGGGTGGGATACGAATACATTAGGAGCACCAGTGGATGCAATTGTGTTCAGTGGAGCAACGACAATAAACAAGTTTTATGTAAGTAGCGACACTTCAGTCTTCGCCCCGTTTCCGATTGTTCATCCGATGAGCTGGGGGATGATTCGCCGCGCGAGTGCTGGTGTGTTCTTTGTATCGCGGGTGCCAGGAGAAGCGTGGAAATTGCGGTGGGTGGCTGCAGTGGGCTCTAACGGGACGAGGTACGTGTCTTTGCAAAGTTGGAAGAACCCAGCTCGATATGATAACGTTCGTGTTGTCAATTTGCCTGGATGGACTACAGATGCGCAGATCTACACGAGTTACATGGCCTCGCCAGCCAATCCAACATCAGCGGCAGCAACGGCGGATCTGCTAGCAGAGGTCATCTGGACGCCGGTCGCTGGCGAGACACTGGAACTGTGGATTCGCCGATCCGATGCTCAGAATGGGTGGATCCATAGGTGTAGCGAGAGCTCCAGCACGATGAAGATCATCGAGGTTGTGAGTGGTGTGGAGACCGAGCGGGCTAGCACTGCAGTGACGTGGACGCCTGCCACGCCAGTGCGGATTGTGGTGACGGCGGACGATACGGAGATCAGGCAGTACTCTGGCACGGCGCCTCGCAATACCTATTCGAGCGCGAGCAGCAACAAGACGGTGGGTGGTGTCTACCTCTCAGGCCACACTACAGCGTCTAACCTTTATTGCTGGCCCCGTTACGTGCCGATCCCCGGAGGTGTGTGATGCGGCGCATTCTGATCGTGGCTCTCCTGCTAGCAGCCTCTCAGGTTGCAGCTCAGACTTACCAGGCCGCAGTGGTGACCCCGTGGGTCGGGACTGGTGCGCCTGGCAACCCCTACCGGCCAAAGCTCGGTGTGGAGTACCCGTTGATCGCATGGGACGACATCACGGGGCAGTCGCGAGATCAGATCATCCCGTCTCCCAACGCCTACACGCTCCTCGTGCGGTGCGATGGGGACACGCTTGATACGATCGAGGACGACGGAGACTACGTGGTGATCTGGACCGAGCAGCTCGAGGAAGTGGCGCAGCGGGGGATTCTGGATACGATCCTCTCGATCTTCTCCCCGCGCGAGGCCTGGGCGGACAAGCCCAATCGAGCGAAGGCTAATCGACCCAAGCATCAGCTACCACCGGCGGCCGAGAGGAACAAGCTGCGGAATGACCTGAAGAAGCTGGGATACTCGAACGCTCAAGCCACCGCACTCGTCCGTGAAGGCGTGACCAGGGCCACGATCCAGGACGATATCATCGCAGCCCAGAAGCTCGCCCCAAAGGCGCAATGACATGGAGATGACGCTCGACCGCCGCTGGTACTCGGAGCAGAGCACGATAGGTGTGCTGAGGGCTGGCGAGTTTCAGTGTTTCACCCTCGAAGATCCGGTTCGCCACGGTCGTAAGATCCCAGGTCGCACGGCCATCCCGGCTGGACGCTACAAAGTGGCGTACACGTGGTCCAACAGGTTTCGCAGGATGCTGCCGCTACTGGTCGATGTGCCGGGATTTGCTGGCATCAGGATCCATCCGGGCAACACCGCAGCGGATACCTCCGGATGCATCTTGGTAGGTCGGTCGAGAGGGCCTGACTGGATCGGTGGGAGTCGTGCAGCGTACAGAGACCTCGAGCCGCTCATCATGGACAGCGTGCCTGATTGCTGGATCGTTATCGCGGACCACCAGGAGGGGCCACCAGGATGAAAGATGTGCCGCGCCGGTGCCCCGTCTGCTGCGCCGTCGAGCGCACGGCGGGGGTGTACCTCTGCGGCTACCGCGACGACGGCACGGGGCGCTGCTGGGACGTGACGGACCTCGCGATCCGGGCGATCGGCCGCGAGGCGCTGCGGGGCAATTCGCAGCGGAGGAAGAGGGGGATCCATGCAGCTCACGAGCGGGCATAAGGCTCTGATCGGCACCGCCATTGGCGGCGCACTCATCGGTGCCGCGCTAGTGGTGCAGTCGGAGCGGGGCGCCGTCAACAAGCTGATGCCGCCGTGGCCACAGCCCAGGTACCGCGTCGCTGAAGTGTTGCCGGTTGAGCAAGGCCAGCTCTGGCGGCTCGCGGACACAGGGACGATGCCACGCCGTCCGCCTGCTCCGGCGGCTCGGCAGGTCAACTACGTGCAGGGGCCGTCACTCATCCGCCATGAGGGCTCGACCGGCTGGTCGCTTCTTGTCAACGCAGGGTACTGCTGCGACGTGCCGCTACCGTGGGGGCCGGGTTTTGAGGGGATCGCACGGCTGGCGCTTCCGGCCGGCCAGTGGTCGTGGCTTGCGGCGTGCAACGACTTCGGCGCTGACTCGTCGCGCGATGAGCATGAGCTCGGGTTTCCCGCGTACGTTCCTGGCACCGTGGTCTACACAGCGACGCGCTGGAGCGACCATGCCAAGCCGGTGCACGAGCGGATTGGAGTGTCTCTGCTCTCTGGCTCGTGGTCCGGCGGTTGGACGCGCCCGCAGACCACATGGTTCCCGGCCTCGGGTGGCGTGGCTCACTGGTCGATCGCCGTCGTCGATGATCCTGTCACCACGAAACGTTGGCTCTACACGCGAGAGACTGACGTTTCCGGGGTGCAGAAGATTGTGCGGCGCCAGATCATGGAGTCCGGCGCACTCGGGCCGGTAAAGCAGACCACATGGAGCGGATACCCTGCCGGGGCTCATCCCTCGATCACGGACATCGTCCGGAGCGGCTCGACCTGGTACGCGCTGGAGGAGGTCGCGGAGGCTGGTGGTCCGTGGGGCTGGCATGAGATCGCGGAGTGGCGGTCTGTGGCCCAGGCGCAGCCGATCCCTGTCGACGTTGGGGTGCTGTGGGAACCGACGGGCCGGAGGATCAGGCCGGGGCTGCGCACTGTGTGGGATGCTGGGTTCCCGCGGGCGGAGGATGGAGAGCGGGCCGGCAACTTCGTCCTGCATCTGTGCGGCGACGGCAGCCATGCAGAGGCCGGCACGTGGGAGCTGTGTGTCTGGCAGCCGGCGGGAGAGGTCTTGCCCGCGGCTCTGAGGGCTGTTCTTGTTCCTGTGACCACGCCGCTACCGACTCCCACCGTTGGGCCGACGGTCCCGCCTGCACCGACCCCAACTGTTGGCCCGACGTTGCCTCCTGGGCCGACTTCCGCGCCGGGTGGCACTGCGACCCCTACCGCGACCGCAACATCGACCGTGGTGCCTCCGAGCGCCACGCCGGAGCCTCTGCTGTGGTACCGCGTGCCGGATGGATGTCTGATGCAGGTGTCGTGTGTTGGTGATGAGTGCCTGATGGCTGGCAGCGACGCGACGTGGCAGATGGTGGGTCCATGGACGCTGCGTGTGATTCGGCCATGAGTTCCCCGCCGGAAGCGGGGTGGCCCCGCAGGGGCAGAAAGGACTGAGTATGGTGACCACACGTACTTCTATCGTGGCGCTCGCGCTCGCCGTCCTCGTCATGGCGAGCTGCGCCCATCTACAGCCGGATGCTGATCCGGTGCTTGTGCGCGCGGAGCAGACGCTCGTTGTAAGCTTCGAGACCGTCGACGCGTTCCTGCGCATCGAGCACGCTAATCAGGCTGCACTCGAGGCGCTCGTGCCGGGATCACATCAGCTGGCAGAGCAGCTGCGGGTCAAGGCTCCGGCGAGTTTCCGGGCTCTCGATGCGGCCATTGCGGCCTACCGCACCAACAGGAGCCCGGAGAACAAGGCGACCGTGTTGACGTGGTTGGCCGTCTGCGAGCAGCTCGCGCATGACGCGCAGGTGCTCCTCGCAGCGTGGGGAGGTGGACGATGAACCCGGCGCTCATCCAACTGCTCATTGCGTTGGCGCAGGTCCTGCCGTCGCTCGCCGCGGCGATTGCCGAGGTGCTCCAGAGGTCCGGTGAGTGGACACCTGAGCAGGCGGCGGCGTTCCGAGCCCGGATGGAGGCGGCGTTAGCTGCTGACCATTGGAAGCCGGAGGTGGGGCCGTGAGGTTCTCGCTTGAAGGGTGGGACTGGCGCGTCTGGCTGCGGAAGCAGCTTTCGACGATCAAGCTCATCATCGCGGCAGCGGTTGGCGTGGCTGGGGGGTATCTGTCGAGCCCTCCGCTCAGCCCGGAGATGGCCGGTCTGCTGGGGACGGTGCTGACGCTCGTCTCCCGCTTGGCGCTCGACCTGCTGGACTACTGGGTCACGGAGGACCCGCAGTAACTGATGGCGTAGTCGTGGTCTGAACATAACAAGCCGGGCGCCTGGCGCCCGGCTCTCTCTCCCTCCTTCCTCGCTGACACCCCCGCCGCCGACGGCCCGCGGCGGGGGCCTTGTCGCGCCTACAGCTCCGTGATGAGTTGATCCGGCACCTCGTACAGCCGGAGGCGCCCGATGAGCGGGACCGGCGCCACGGGGCGCGGGTCGGCGAGGACCCACGCCCACTGACCCCGACCGAACTCCGACCTCGATCAGAAGAGGATTACGACGCCTCTGTGTCGTCCATTGGCGGCCAGGGGGCTTGACAAACGCGCCGCCAGGCACCGATAATAGGTGCCATGAGCAGCGAGCACCAATCCAGACTCCGAGCCCGCAGAGAGTCGATGGGCCTCTCCCGCGATGAGCTGGCGCTCCGCGCCGAGCTGTCGGGGGAGTACGTCCGTCGCCTGGAGCTGGGGCTCCACACCCCTACGCTGGAGATCGCCCGCCGACTGGCGGATGCGCTCCAGACCACCGTCGATGTCCTCTGGCCGCCGCTGCCTGCGGCCGGCAACGAGTAGTCATGCTGTGCCACCCGCGCCCGGCGCCTCCTGTGCGACCTCCCTGTTCTGCCGGGCGCGGTCTTTTTCCGACTGGAGGCGGTCATGTGGCCTGACTGGCCGTGGTCGTTCTGGGCAGGTCTCGGCGTGGTGTTCGCCGGGTGGGGCTACGTGTTCGGGGCGATGGCCGTACGTGCGTGGCGGGAGCGGCGGCGGTGAAAACGCCGTTCCCGTGGTTTGGCAGCAAATCGCCAGCTGCGAGGTTGATCTGGTCGCGGCTCGGCGACATCAAGAATTACATCGAGCCGTTCGCCGGCTCGCTCGCCGTCCTACTCGCGCGCCCGCACTGGCCGTTTAGGTCAGGGCGCCGCATCGAGATCGTCAACGACCTCGATGGGTTCCTGTCGAATTTTTGGCGCGCAGTCAAAAGTGATCCAGACGGAGTCGCTTTTTATGCTGATCATCCGATCAGCGAGTGCGACCTTGTCGCGCGGCGCCAGTGGCTGCACGAGCAGGTCGACGTCGTCGACAGGCTCAAGTCAGACCCTGAGTGGTTTGACCCCAAAATCGCCGGATACTGGTGCTGGCTGGTGTGTGCCACGATCGCGGACAGTTTCCGCGGTCATGGCACGAGCGCATTGCCCCACCTTGCCAGCGGTGTAGGTGTGCTTCGGGAGGATTTGCCGGCACCACCCGGTTGGAGTCCTGTCGTCCGTGGCGGTGTCGAGGACCGGAGGCGGCGCATTGTTGGATTTGCCAGGCAGCTGGCGGACCGGCTGCGAGGCGTTAGAGTGTGCTGCGGCGATTGGACGCGGGTCCTGTCGCCATGCGCGACGGTGGTGCTAGGTGAGACTGGCGTCCTGCTCGATCCGCCCTACGATGTCGATGGCGCGGGATACGGGTGCGACAGTGCTGGAGTGTCAGCCGCGGTCCGGGAGTGGGCGATCGCGAATGGCGATGACCCAAGGCTGCGGATCGCGCTTTGCGGTTACGTCGATGAGGGGCACACGGATGTGATGCCCCCGGATTGGGGGTGTATCAAGTGGAGACCTCGCGGCGGCTACAACAACATTGGCTGTCGTGCTGCCAGACCAGGTTCTAGCGCTAACAGGGAGCGCAAGCGCATCTGGTTCAGCCCTCATTGTTTGCGGCCGGGCTTGTTTGACTTCAACGAGGAGCTGGCATGACGCGCGCGGATAGCCTTGGTTCGCCAGCAGCGCTGCTCGGGACTCCGCTGGTCCGGCAGACGTCGGGGGCGAAGCGCTGGCTCGACCGCTACCGCGAGCTGGTGGCGGCGCGTGGCGGCGCCGGCTCGCTGACGCGCGAAGATTTGGCGGAGCTGGCCAGGAGTTTCTCTCGGCTCCTGGCCGAGGAGAAAGCATGAAAGCCGCCGAGCCGACCGGCGGTCTCGTGGCGCCCGTCCTCTCCGGCGCTCACGCGACCACCTTGCCCGCTGCGCCCGCCAGCGGCCCATTATGGGATGTCGGCAGCGGGCACTCCATCACGGGCGCGCAGGCCCATCCTGCGACGGGCGCGCAGGCCCATCCTGCGCAACTGGCCGCCCGGACGGCCGATGCCACACAGAACTGTGTGCGCCACTTGAACTTTCGCTGCTCCGCCGGTCCGGGACGGCGGAGCATGACCGTTGGCCCGACGGTCCCGCGCGCAACCAGTGTGGGGGTGGGCACCCCACACGACCTCCGGCCGTCGACGGAGGACGCCGCCACGAGCCGCCTGGACCGCGTGCTCGTGGCATCGGCTCTTGCTTGCCTCGCATCAGGCCCCGCGACGGCGGGGCGTCAATTCGATATCTGGCAGTGGTTGGCGCGTCGCCCCGCGGCGCACCGCACCGCGCCGCGCCGCAACGCAGCGCACCGCAACGCAACGCAACGTCTATATGCAAAGCCACCCTTGGAGGGTGGCGGAAGGAGGGGAAACGTGACTAGGAACATTGTCGGACGGGTCTGGCGGCGCGTCAAGGCCTGGGCACTCGCCAGGCTGTACCCGGCCCGCGTGGAAACCTTGCAGCTGGCAGCCCAGTGCCCGGCATGCAAGCGGACCATCATGTCGGACACGTCGTGGATCGTCTGGGATTGCGAGATCTGGCACGTCGAGTGCCTCGCCAGGAGGAGGGGGTGGGAGCTCAGGGCCGAGAATCCGGGAGAGACGCTCCCGGACAGATCGATCAATCGCTACGAGCCCGACGCGAGGGATCCGGGTTTCATACTGCGCAGCCGGGCAATCAACTAGGGGGACGTCATGGACAATCAGCGATCACAGTTGGTGCGGACCTCGGGGCCGACCGGTGTCGAGCCGGCGAGACATGGCGGTAACCCGCTCGAGGCGGCGCTGGCCGCATACGAGCCGAGCAAGTACAACCTGGCGACGCCGATCGTGTTTCTGGATCGGGTGCCGCCGATGCACCTGGTGAGCGTGCGGATCGTGTCAGTGAATCCACAGACCGAGACGTACAAGATCCCAGGAGGCGACAAGGTCGGCCTGTCGAAGGTCGCTCTCGACAAGATCGCAGCGGCGGCCGGCATTGCATGGCTCCCGGAGCGGTCCGGGCAGGTGGACAGGTACAACAATCCCTATCGCGTGAGGTATCGCGCGACGGCCCGCATCCGAGACTTTGACGGCCGGACGCGGGTCGTCTACGCGGAGAAGGAGATCGACCTCCGCGGCGAGCCCAGCTGGTCGGAGGAGGAGCTCGGAGCGGACGCACGCGAATTCGTGCGGATCGCGAAGCGGAGCAATCGCGACCCGTGGCCCCAGATCTACCAGCAGCGCCAGCACATCCACAGCCTCGCAGAGAGCAAGGCTAAGCTGCGCTGCATTCGGTCAGCGCTTGGCATACCTGTCGCGATGGCACCAGCTGACGTGGCGAAGCCGTTTGTGGTTCCTGCGTTGGTGCCAGACCTGGACACATCGGATCCGGAGATCAAGCGGATGATGGCGGCGTCTCTGATTGGTGCGGAGGCGGCGCTGTACGGCCCGCAGGCCACGCCCCGGGGCGCGATGGCGCCGGCGGTCGACGAAGTCGAGGAGGAGGCGGCGCCTGAGGATGTCGTCGACGTCTCGGAGATGACGGAAGCGCCAGGAGCAGAGCCGGTCAGTGCAAGCGACCAAGATCCATGGGACGCTCACGCGTTAGAGCTGGCCGCTAGGTGTCCGCTTCCGGTCGACGAGACAACGATCGGCGCCATCGGCGACCAGCGGCGGCGGCAGTTTGTGACGATACTCAATCAGGTCTTTGCCGCGCTAGTCGAGCTGATCGGCCGACCGCAGGCGGATTCGCTTGTCGCTCACTTTGCGCCAGGTTTTGATCCGCTCTCCGCGCCGTTGTCGGAGATTCGTGCGCTCGGGGAGGCCCTCAAATCGGCCGAGCGCAGCGAGAGGGAGGCGCGGAGATGATGGACGCCACGAGACTGCTGCTGATTGGTGATCTGCACATCCGAGCAGGAGAGCAGCTCGATGACGTCCGGAGCTGTCTCGAGTGGGCGGCGCAGTTGGCCGAGCCGGCTGCCGTGCACGGCGTCCTCATCGCCGGTGATGCGTACGAGGGTCGATCAACGCCGGTGGAGCGCGGCGTGCTGGCGGATTTTCTCGGCGGCGTTGCCGGTCCATCCCGCAGTGCGCTGGTGATCCGCGGCAATCATGATCAGATGGAGGATCTGGCGGTCTTCGATGGCTACCAGGGCGTCGAGGTGTTCGAGCGTCCAGGGTGGGCTGCAGTTGGTCCGGTGGACATCCTGTGCGTCCCGTGGCCCGAGCGAGCATTTTTGGCCGGCCATGGGCTTGCGGGTGAGTCTGGAGAGGCCGCTGGGAGTGCCGCTCTCGCTGCGATGTTGCGTGGTTTGATGGCCGCTCAGCCGCGCCCTGGGCACCCAGTTGTCGTGCTGGCCCATCTGCAGGTGCTCGGCGCCATCGCATCCTCCGCACAACCGCTCATCGGCAAGGCGATCGAGGTCACGCTCGGCGATCTCAAGGACCTCGGCGCGTCATTCGTCGCTCTCGGTCATGTCCACAAGCCGCAACAGCTGGCTGATGGGATCGAGTACATCGGATCGCTCACCGTGCATGATTTTGGGGAGGAGGGCGAAGACAAGCGCGTCGGCATCCTGACTGTTGAGGCCGACGGCGAGTCGTCCGTGGAGTGGCTGCGCGTGCCCTGCCGGCGGTGGATGACGATCGACGCGACGGTCAGCGATGGCCGTGTCGTGGAGACGGCGGCGGCGGACATTGCGGGCGCCAACGTGCGGTATCGATATTCGTGCAGCGATGCCGATGAACACCTGTTCGACGATGCCGAGATCCGGCGTCGATTCGCGGCTGCACAGGCGCTGAAGATCGTGCCGCAGGTGGAGCGTGCGGCTAGGGTGCGTGCCGCGGAGGTGGCAGCGGCCAAAACACCGACCGAGAAGCTGTTGGTGTGGGGAGCGGCGACTGGGACTGAAATTACGCCGTCGCTGCTGTCGAAACTCGAGGAGATGGAGGTGCAACATGACTGAGACGCGACAGATCCTGGAGCACACTCTGGCCGAGAAACGCGATGCTTGGGCTGCGGCCCGCGAGGCCAAGCGGCTAGTGATGCAGGAGCACAACGAAGCGATCAAGCAGCTCGAGGAGGAGATCCTCGCTCTGCTGGCCGAGATCAGGGTCGAGAAGCGTGTTGAGGAGGCTGGTCAACAGCGGCTGCCATTTGAGGGACGCATGGCGTCTATGGCGACGATCGTGGATGCGGAGGAGGTGGAGAATGGCTGACGACATCAAAGATGCGATTTCGGCTGAGGTCGAACGGCGTGTCAGGGCCGAGTACGAGGCGCAGATCCAGGAGGAGATTGCGCGGCGTCTCGCGGCGGTAGAGGCCGCGATCGAGGGTACCGGTACGCGTGATGCGTGGCCTGTACATCCGGCGCGAGCAACCGGCGGGCCGCCTCCTGTCAAGCCGCAGCGCAAACGCCGCAGTGATGCCGGCAAGCCGCGCATCGGGAGGGGAATGACGGAGTTGGCGGCTGCGAACGTGCAAGAGAGTCGTGAGCCTGCGCAGGCCGCGACGGTATCGGAGCCAGAGGCCACTGATGGGGGAGATGAGCAAGACGGCAGCAAGTGTGCGACCTGCGGCCATGCGGAATTCGTCCACGGCGACCCTCGTCAGGGGCATGGCAGCGGCTGCATGGCGATCGATTGTACCTGCAAACGGTTCGTGGCGCGCGAGAATGGAGCTGTGCCATGCGGCTCCGCAAGCTGAGCCTCAAGGGGATCACCCGCTTTGCGGGCGAGACAGAGATCGACTTCGAGGGCCTTGGGGAGGGTCTCATTGCGATTGCCGGGCGCAACGGTGAGGGGAAGACTACGATCCTCGAGGCGCCATTCGCAGCGCTGTACCTCGAGTGTCCGACGAGGCCTGGTGGGCTGTACGGAGTCGCTCACGGGAGGGACGCTAAGCTGGAGGTCCTGGTGGACGAGTGCCGGGCTTTGGTGGCAGTCGATGCCGTCCGGCAGACGACGGAAGCCTACCTCTTCGGCCGGGATGGTCGACCGCTAACACCAACCGGGAAGGTGCGAGACTACACTGCGGCTGTCGTGGAGCGGTTTGGGTCTGCACGCCTGATGCTCTCGGCTGCCCTGAGCTGTCAGACGAAGCGCGGGAGCTTTTTGGACCTCACGAAGGCTGAACGTAAAGACCTGCTAGCGGAGATCCTGGACACCGCCGGCCTGCAGGCGCTGTCGGAGAGCGCACGGGAGCGGGCGAAAGCGACTGAACTCGCTCTCGAGCGCGCTAGGGGAGCCCTCGCCGCGGGTGAGCGAGAATTGGCGGCAATGCCAGTCCATGACTACGAGGCATTGAAGCAGGCTGTCACGGCGGCCGTGAATGAGCTCGCGTCATTGCGCGGCCGCCTCGAGGCGGCTCGCGAGCGGTACGCAACGCTGGAGGCTGAGCGACGACAGATCGCCGAACGTGTCGCAGGTGTGCGTCGGTTGCGGGAGCAGCGGGACGAGGCGTCGCGGGCGCTGAATCTGATCGAGCAGCGGCTAGCCAAGCTCGATGAGGAGGAGGTGGCGGCCGAGTCGGCGATCGGAGAGCGACGGAAGCAGCTCGAGGCGCAGGCTGCGAGGCTGCAGGAACTGGAGGAAGCCGAGCGAGACCTCGCCGCGAGTCGTGATGCCGTAGCTGACTGCGATGCTGCGGTGGCTCGCGCACGAGCCGCCGCGAACGAGGCGAGAAACGAGCATGTGCGGCTGCAACGCGAATCTGACAGGGCGGAATCGATAACACTCCGTCTGCAGAGTGCGCAGCGGCAGGCGGAGCTGCTGGGCCGCGTGCCATGCGCAGAAGCTGAGGAGTGGATTGCGGCTGACAGCAGGGCGGCGGTCAATCTGTCGAGGGTCTGTCCATTGCTCGAGAGCGCACACAAGGCGAGCTTGACCGTTGGAGAGCTCGCCGAGGAATCGCAGGCGCTGATACTGCTGCCGGAGCAGCTCGCGGCAGCCGGGGAGCGATGGAGGCGTGCGGAGGAGGAGGTGGAGGGGGTAGTCAAGGCCCTCGAGGAGGCGCGGTCCAGGGAACGGGCATTGGCTGCCGTTGCCGGGCAGGCCGATGCCGCGCGGCTGGCTGTGTCGCAGCTGGAGGCCTTGGCTGAGGAAGCGAACCGGGGTCGCGAAGCCCGCGCCAAGCGGCGCGAGGATCTGCTCCTGGAGCGCAACGATGCGACGGAGCGCTGTCAGAGGCTCGAGCAAGAGGTCGCGGCAACGCCGATGCCAGATGCTGGCCAGGTCGAGGATGCGCTGGCCAAGGCGGCGGAAGAGGGGCGAGCGCTGCGCGCTGCGGTCGATGCTGCGCAGCAGGCACTGTCTGCTGCAGAGCGCCGGCTCGCTGGCGCCGAAGCCGACATCGGACGTCGCGGGATCCTCGAGCGGCAGCTTAGCGAGACTCGTGGCGAAATGCTGGTGCTGGGCATGGCGAGTGCGGACTGGCGTACGCTTGAGCGTGCATTTGGTCGTGACGGCATCCAGGCGCTGGAGATCGACGCTGCAGGGCCTGAGCTGTCGAGCCTAACGAATGAGCTGCTGACCAGTTGTTTCGGCCCGCGGTTCGACATCACCTTCGTGACGCAGGCGCTACGGGCGGACGGCAGAGGTGCCAAGGAGGTCTTTGACGTCCAGGTCATGGATCACGATCGTGGTCGTGAGGGTGCGATCGATAGTCTGTCCGGTGGGGAGAAGACAATCCTCAGTGAGGCGATCAGCCTCGCGCTGGCGATTTATGTGGGCCGGCACTCGGGGCGGCGATTTGCGACGCTGTACCGCGACGAGACAGCGGGACAGCTCGATCCGGATAACGCGCAGCGGTACGTTGCGATGCTGCGACGGGCTCGGGTGCTCGCTGGTGCGTACCAGGTGATCTACATCGCGCAACAGCCGGAGGTGTGGTCGCAAGCCGATGCCGTGCTCTGGTGCGACGGTGGAAGAGTCGAGGTGCGGCAGTGATTGTCGCAAGATCCGACTGCAAGTCTCAAGACACGCCCCGGCAACAGGTAGGCGTGAACGGGACCCCCGGCGGGCCGGCGCCGGGGGAGATTGACGGCAGTCAGGGTCAGCCACCTTCGCCCGAGGTGCGTGAAGTCCTCCCCCGGTGGGCACCCATCCCCCGGGGGAGGCAACTGGGGGTTGTGTGGCGAAGATCGAGCTTTTGACGCACCCCAAGTGGTTGAGGCTGGAGCATGCACTCCGGGACATTCCGCGGGCGCACCTGCTGGGCTACTACGAGATGCTGATCCATGCCTCGTACGCCCAGGGGTGCCCGGATTTTCGCAGTGCTGACGATCTCGAGTTTGCGTCCGGGTGGATTGGGGAGGAGGGCCGGTGGGCGAGAGCGCTGGTCCGCTGGGGGCTCGTCGAAGAGCTCGCGGACGGGCGGTTGCGAATCCACGATTGGCTGGAGCATGCCCCGCGGACGATCCAGCGACGCCGGAGTGTCCACAAGTGGGCGTCCGCCGAGGGTATCGAGATCCCACCGTCCGCCAAAAGGGGCGGAATGGACGGCAGTGGACACTCGAGACCGTCCGCTGAGCGGCGATTTGGCGGCAACCTGTCATCTGGCGGACACAAGGCGGACGTCCGCCAGACACAAAGCGGACGTTCGCCGGATACCCACCCAGACCCAGACCCAGACCCAGACCCAGACCCAGACCCAGACCCAGAAATAAACCCCCCACCCACCCACCCTGTTAATACTGTTTGCCCGGAGACGGAAACGGCGCCCGTCTCCGGGCCGGCACCAGAACCGGCGCTGTTGACCTACAGGTGCGATGGCAAGATCACGACATGGGATCTGACGGCGAGCTACCTGGCCGAGCTCGAGCAGGCATTTCCGAGCTTGGACGTGTTGGGAGAGTGTCGGAAGGCACTGGCATGGATTGGGGCGGACGCCTCGAGGCGGAAGACCGCGCGTGGCATGAAGCGGTTTCTGGTCGGCTGGCTGGGGCGCGCGCAGAACAGCGGGAGAGCTCGTGGCCCCGTACCTGCGCCGCCGAGGAGCAATAACACCGGGAGCCAGACAGCGGCGATCGACTACGAGGCCCTCGAGGCGGCATTCCCGGGGCAATTCGCGGCAAAGGCGGCGGCACAACGTGCCGCCAGGAAGGATGGTGTGTGATGGGATGGGCATGCAACTTGCGGCGCCTGGCCGAGTACCCGCGACCGAAGTGGTACCCAGACGACATGACGGAGCACACGTGTGAATGCAGGTCATGTCACGGAGCGGACGTCCGGCTCACGGTCTACGAGTACGCGATGGGGGGCTGTCTGTCCTGCCAGGCTCGCCACCCGCCGATTTCAACGGAGTGGACCGAGGCCGATATCGCGCACCAGGTGCGGGCGGAGATCATCAAGGCGGGCGTGCCAGTCGGTTACCGCGGCTGTGGATTCGACTCATGGGATGGGCCGATACCTGCTGGACTGAGGGGCTGGTCTGGGGATCCATCGACGATCCTGTTGTCGGGGCCGTCCGGCACTGGCAAGACGCACCTCGCGATCGCAGTAGCGCGCGAGTGGCTAGGCCATGGTTTCGTCGGCGCGATGTGGGTGGTCGCTGACGACCTGGTGGTCGCTGCCAGGGAGCACGAGACGCAGGTGTTTGACCGTTCCAGGGCGGCGCGGTTGCTGATCCTCGATGAGCTGACGACTGGAGCGCTACGCTGGGCGGATGTCGCGGGGCTGATACGGACGCGGCATGCCAACAGCGCAGCGACCGTTATCACGACAAACGCGAGCCCAGAAGAGATCGCCGAGGCCGACTACGCCGTCTTCAGTCGGCTAGCCGAGGGGTTAGTGATTCCGCGAACGCCTGGAGATCGGCGGCTGCTCAGAAGGAGGGCATGAAATGCGACGGGATCACTCGGAGGTCGGGAGATGGCTATTGGAGCGGCTGCGGCAGTCGACAGCGCCAGTGACGAGGGACATCTTGGCCGCGGAGCTTGTGGCGCACGTGGCATGTGCATTCGGGGCGGCGTGGACGTCGGCGACAGCTGGCCGGCGGATCCGGGAGGCTGCCGCAAGGCTCGAGCGTGACGGGCATCCGGTACTGAGCGATGGTACCGGATACCGGCTGGCTCGTACGGCGGAGGAGCGGCGCCTGGCGGCGAGGAAAATGGAGCGGATGGGCCTCTCATGTCTCCGGCGAGCCGCTGATATCCGCGGCCTCACGCTAGCCGGCGAGCTCAAGCAGCTCGAGCTCGACCTGGGGGCCACATGAGCCCGCGGCGCGTCTACCTCGGACTGGATCCAGGGCAGTCTGGTGGTGTCGCTGCCGTGCTCGCGGATGGATGGAGCCCTGTCGTCTACCCGTGGCCTGATACCGAGCGCGACACAGCGGACCTGCTGCACTCGCTCGTGACCGGCAACGTCGACCCTGTGGCTGTGATCGAGGCTGTCGGAGCGATGCCGAGACAGGGGGTGGCATCCACATTCGCGTTTGGTCGTCACTACGGATTCTTGCGGGGCGTCCTGATCGCGTACAAGGTGCCGTTTCTGGCGGTGCGGCCAGCGAAATGGCAGGCTGCGATGGGGTGCCGGTCGAAGGGCGACAAGAATGTGACCAAGGCGCGGGCGCAGGAGCTTGCGCCAGCCATCAAGCTGACACATGCGACCGCTGACGCTCTACTGCTCGCGATC